CGGTAGCCGCGGCTGCGCAGGTGCGCGCAGACGGGCACGGCTTCACCGCGGCGGCTCGCGGTCTCGACGATGACGACCGGCGGCTTGTAGCCCGCGCCGATCAGCGCCCCGGCGGACACCGGCCCGGCGTCGTACCGGTTGACGGTGAGCACGTCCACCATCGGGGGAATCCTCTCGGAGAGGTCGCAGGCGATCGCGTGCGGGTGGTGGAACCGCATCACCGCGCGCCCGGGGCAGTCAGCGGCCTGACCGGGGTGAGCGTGCCACGCGAGGGACGCGCCGCCCAACGCGGCGGCCACACCGATAGGGAGGCCACCATACCCGGAATTAATAGCGCCGATGGTCAGCTCGCTGTTCATCGCTCACCCCTGCCCTTTGGCGCGTCGTCAGCGGTGACCACGCGGATGATCTTGATGCACATTGGGTTGCGCTCGCCGACCGGGAAAACAACCAGATTTCCCACAGACGCGTTACGCCTGTAACCACAACAGCCCGTCACCCAATAGCTAGGATTGTTAACTTCGACGGTAAGCTCGCCGCCCTCATTGCTGACGGTCACGCCGAGACCCCACGCCCGTAGGGCTCTGGTGTCGGCCTTGGCATCGCCGGTGAGCAGGTATGCGTTGTAATTCACGCGAGGTCCTCCTCGGCGATCGGCTGGCCGGGGTGCGAGTACCAGGCGCGGAAGTCGGACGTCGTGCGATTTGAGACGCGCAGCCGTCCAGGCGTCGCGATAACCATGTCACCCTCCATAGCCCACACGGTTGTGCCAGGGCCGGTCAGGAAGACCGTGCCCTCGCTGTCGGTGGCGATCGCCTTGCGCGCGAGCTTCGCGATCGCGGACGCGTTGTCGCGGGTGAGGCGGACAGCGCGCACCATGACGCGCTCCTGGTAGGTACGCACGCCGTCAAGGTCAGCGAGCGGGTCAAAACTGGGCATGTTCTACGTCCTTAGCTGTGTGAATGAGTGCGCTAACCGCGAGCGCGGCTTGCTGTGGTACGACTCCGTTCCCGAGGAGTCGTAGTTGGTGTTCGCGGCTGAGGTTGAGGTCGGGGCCGGTGACGTGTCCGTCGGGGAGGCCCATGAGCCATTCGACGAAACGGGCGGATAGCTGAGGCTTTCCGCCTGCCCGGCGTGAGGGTGTCGTGGGCGGTGGGGCGGCCCGGCCCGTGACTTGTTCCCACCGGGCGATAGCGGGCGCGTATGGGCCGAAGCTGCTCATGTCGGCGCTGGTGGCGATCTCGTGGAGGTTGGGCCCGTATCCGGGGGATGAGCGGGGCGCGTATGTGGCTTGTGGGGTCGGCATTAGAGGGCCGAGACCTGGTCCTGTAGGCTCACACTGTGGCCGCCCGCCCTGCGTTTGTCGGGGTCTTGCGGGCCGCCGCAACTGCCAAGGTTGGCCGTAGGTGTAGCCAATAAGGAAGAATCGGGCTCGCTGGTGCGGGGCTCCCGCGTCGGACGCGCGTACAACCGCCCATCGACAGTCATACCCGAGGCCGGCCAGGTCTCCTGCCACACGGCCGGCTGCCCTGAGAGCAGGTCCAGTTGATTCGTTTCCCAGCATTCCCGGTTCGGATTCCACCGGGCTATGGGCTCTTGCACTGAGTGCTCCTAAGACGTTTTCCCACACGAGGAGGCGGGGGCGGATGGTTTCGATTGCGGCGGCCATGGATTCCCACAGGCCCGAGCGGGTGCCTGTGGCCATGCCTGCGCGTTTGCCTGCGAGGCTTAGGTCCTGGCAGGGTGAGCCGCCGCAAATGATGTCGACGGGCTCAACGTCGGCCCAGTTGATCTGGGTGATGTCGCCCAGGTTCGGGGTGTTGGGCCACCTGACGTCGGCCAGCTTGCAGGGGCCGGGCTCTACGTCGCTGGTCCACGCGACCCGCGCGTTGGGGTCTAGGGCCATGGCTACGCCCGTGTCGAGGCCCCCGTAGCCTGTGAACAGGCTCCCGATGGTCGTCATGGTCGTTTTCTTTCGCTGGTTAGGGTGTCGATGGTGTCGCGGATGTTTGTCGCGTGGTTGTTCGAGACGTGATCTCGCGCGGCGGTGCTCATCTGTGCTGAGGACTGGTTGATCGCGTCCCGTAGCGACGCCACGAGGATTGCGTCGCGTAGCCTCGCGGCGGCCTCAGCGTATGGGCTCTTGCGCGGCCATTCGGCGATCATGCTGCGTCACCGTCCATGCCGAACAGGTCGAGGGGTGCTTCGATGCCGTGCTTGAAGCGTTCCTTGATGAGCGGGATGTACCTGGCGTCTAGTTCGCAGCCGACCGCCCGCGTGTTCTCCATGGCGGCGGCTTGTAGGGTTGTGCCCGACCCGGCGAACGGTTCGAGGATCAGCGATCCTGGCTTCACAACCAGACGGATCAGGTAGCGCATGAGCTCTAGCGGCTTCACTGTGACGTGCTGTACACCCCCCACGATGGGGCGTTCGCTCTTAGGGGCCTTCGGCTGGTATCGGAAAACCGGCCACACGTGGTCTGGCGCGCCCTGCGCCACAGCGGCGGCGAGGGCTTGTTCGCTCATGAGGAGGTTCGGGGGATACAGGCCGTTGACTGCCTCCATGCCTGCGCGGATGTTCAGGGCGCCGACTCCGTGTTTGACGACGTTCGTAGTGGTGGAGTCGCCTTCTACGGGGCGTCGTGCGACGACGATGGGTTCCCAGGCTGGTTTGAGACCAAGGCCCCACCCGGCCCAAACCTTCGCTTCGGCGCGGATAGCTTCACCCGCGTTTTTCACGTCTCGCGAGGTCTTGGCGGTCGCGGTGCCGGTTGTGTCAATCACGCGCACGTCTCGCCCTTCGCGTTCTTTGAGGACGTTCGCGGTGTGGGTGTCGTTGACGAGGGCCGTCACCCATTCGGGGATGGTTGTCCCCTCGAGTAGAGGGAGCAGAGAGGCCCAGTGCGCGCGCGTCGGAATCGCTGGCTGTTTCGCCTGGGTCAAGTAGTGCGACCCCATGAATGAGTTGGTCGCTTGGTTGACCTGTTTGCATGTGATGCCAGTCGAGCGCAGCCAGGACGTGAAGCGTAGGAGCGTCTCTCGAGTTTGGAGCGCGCCGCGGTCAATCGATGCGGCGATGTCCATTCCGGCGGGCTTGCCGTCTGCGCGTATCCATGCCATGGCGTCGCGGATTTCGAAGCCGGCGTCCTCGAGGCCGCTCGTTAGCCTGTGGTAGGTTCGGGGTGCGCTGAACGCGAGCAGGTAGCCGCCGGGTTTGAGGACGCGTAGCGCCTCCTCACCCCATGACTGCGCCCATGCTTGGAAGCCGTGAGGGGTGGCCGTGTCCCACTTCTCTCCCTGGAAGGCGATTCCGTAGGGCGGGTCGGTTATGACGGCATCAAAGTGCTGGTCGGGGTACTCGCGCATGATGTCCCTGCAGTCGCCCTGGTGGAGGGTGATTCCGTCGTACAGGTCGATGCTGTTCACGCTGCGCCTCCGTTCGGGTCGGTGTCGTCGCCGTAGTCGAAGATCGGGGCCTGCGTGTCGTCGATGATTTCGACCTCGGCCTCGGGCGCCGGTTCGGGTTCGGGCTGGGCGTGGTTGCTGTTGTAGATGTCGATCAACTCAGCGTGAAGGGTGGCGGCCTGTTCGTCGTTCAGGGCGGGGACGGCGACGATCTGGCCGAGGCACCTCTTACACAGGGCCGTGTAAGCGTCCTGGGTGAAGCTGAGGGTTTGGAGGCCCTTTGCGACGCTGGCTTGTGCGGGGGTGAGGGGCTTGTCGAGGGGCGCGGGTTGTGCGGGTGCCGCCGCGGGCTTCGAGGCCGGCCTCGGCTTCGAGGGCGCCGGGGTGGGGGTGTCGTCGATGACTTCGGCCTCGAGTACTTCGCCCGTGTCGGTGATCGTCGCCCCGAAGTCTTCGGGGCTGTACATCATGCCCATGAGGGCCTCGGACGCGCCCTGACGGGCAACCTCGGTGATAGCGCGGGCCCGTAGCATCTGGGTCGGGTACTGCGACCAGGGGCCGCGCTGTCCCCACAGACCGGCCTTGACGGCCTTGTCCTTGTCCCACGTGACCTCGAATTTGAATGTCTTATCGTCCGCGCGGATGAGCGTCGCGGTCACGCTCTCGGGGCTGTTCTCAACGATGCGCAGCGTGTGGCCCGCTCGGCGGATCACCGCTGCCATGAGGTCAGAGGACAGGGTCGCGCGGCCGTTGATGACCGCTATAGAGGCGAGGGCCTGCAACGGTTCGAGACCGAGGGCGGCCCCGGTTTCGGCGGCGACGAAAGCGTTGGCCGCGTTGCCCCTGTACGCGGTGGGCAGGATCGTCGACGGCGCCAGGCGGGCGATATAGTCGGCGCGCTCCTGCAGGCCAGCGGCGATGTAGGAAAACCCGGGCGTGGGGGCGTGCGCGATCGCTTGCGTGGTGGCGGGTTTCGAGGCGGCCTTGCCGCGCCCCTTAGTGACTTCGGTGGATGCCATGAGCATGATTCCTTTCAGTAGGGGAGACCGGGGTTAGTCCTGGGCCTTCCGGCGGCGGACGGCCCGGCGGCGGCGCTTCACTTCGTCAGGGTTCCAGGACAGCCAGATCAGATAGCGCCCGTCCTTGTCCTTACGGGCGTCCACGCACCAGTAGGATCCGCTCTCGTTGAGGCGGTGAGCGTAGCCTCGCAGCGTGTTCAGTTGTTGGCGGGTCCAGGTCGGCGCGTCGAGCGCGTCGTTGACGAGCAGGAAGGTCCGCCCGTTCGCGGCTTGAATCTGACGGCGTTCGTCGGCGGTGACAACGCGCTCGAACAGGGGCGTGTGCAGGCCGAGCGTGTCCTTGTACAGGACGTTTGACGGTTGGATCGTCATTCTGCTTCGCCTCCCGGCCTTTCTTCGCGGCCCAGGACGGCGCTGCCAATGGCGATTCCGGCGGCGAGGGGAATGAGGGCGAGGAGGCCGGCTGCGAGGTTGCGTTCGTAGGCGGACAGCAGAATGGCGAGGACGCCATAGGTGGAGGAGAGGGCCCCGATCAGGTGATAGATGGTCGCGGCGGTCTTCGAGTAGGCGGGTACGTGTCGCATGGTGGTTTTTTCCTTTGGTGGTTAGGGGTGGTGGGGGCCGCCGGGCTGCCAGCGGGGCGGCCCCCACCCTCCTAATCAACCAAAGGACAAAAAACCATGCGATACGTGCCCGCCTACACCAAGGCCGCCGCAACCATCTACCACCTGGCCGCCGCCGCATCCGTAACCAACGGTGTCCTCGCAATGCTGCTCGCCGTCTACGAGCGAAACCTTGCCGCCGGCCTCCTCGCACTCATCCCCACTGCTTGCGGTATCGCCCTCGGCACCGCCGTCATGGGCCGCGAAGAAACGCAGGGAGGCGAGCAGGCATGACCATCCGTAAGGCCCCGATCCCCAACAAATCGCAGATCGGTTCCCAC